AAAGCAGTAAACCCGTTAATTAACGGATTTACAACTTTCACGTCAGGTGACAATGAAGCTTTAATGAGTACGACACACCCAACGATCGCTGGTACTGTATCAAACAGACTTGCAACAAATGCAGACTTAAACGAAACTTCATTGGAGTCTTCTCTTATAGAGATAGCTGCGATGACAGACGAAAGAGGTCTAAAAATTGCAGCTACAGGAGTAAAAATGATTATTCCTTCTCAGCTTCAATTTACTGCCGAAAGATTGATGAAATCTGAAGGTAGAGTTGGAACGGCTGACAATGATATCAACGCAGTAAGATCTATGGGAATGATTCCTCAAGGTTATAGAGTGAATAATTTCTTAACTGATCCAGATGCGTTTTTCATTATCACTGATGTACCGAATGGAATGAAAATGTTCGTAAGAACACCGATTTCTACGGCTATGGAAGGTGACTTTGATACTGGCAACGTAAGATACAAAGCTAGAGAAAGATACGTATTTGGCGTATCAGACTTTAGAGGTATCTTCGGAACACCAGGCGTTTAATCAAATAATACTTAAGGGGCGGCCTAAAAACCGCCCCTTTTTTTATGCACTAAGAACTATGAGAGACTTTAAGGTAATAATCATCGCATACGGATACAGAACAAGCTTTACAGTTAAAGCTGAAGACAAGGCTGAATCTATTGAAAACGCAATAGTTGACAGACTTGGAGATTCTGATATAAAATGGGAAAACGGTGGATTTTATTCACTAACTAAAAAATGGATTACCTACGAGGAGGTCCTAGATGAGAACACTACAAGACCTATACAAAGCAAAAAGGTCCTTGGAGTTGAAGTGGGAACAGCACCATCTTCATTCGGGTAGATATACACTCGATATGGTTCGGATTGACCATAAAGTCAGAGCAGTCATCGCTGACATTAAGATGAAAGAAGCTGAGTTAGCACACCATGTTAACAAAGTTGACGACGCTGCCCCCAAAGTTTCAGTAGCCACTTAAATAAAAAGCTACATCGCTGAAATCGTACTTTCTTGTAAGGCTCTCTTGCACTCTATCAAAATCTACTATATATCTAAATCACTATACAATTAATTAGAACATAGACGCGTATAGTCGACGGCCTAGAGACTATGTTCGGAAAACTAGGAGGATATAATTATGGCAAATACTACGTTCAATGGACCAGTACGATCGGAAAACGGTTTTATTGGTGCAACAAAAAACACCGACACTGGTGTCTTCACAAATGTGTTCGCAATCAGTTCAACAGGTGCGTACACTGGAACTAAACTAGTAGCTCAAGGAACTGCTGATGTAGTCGTAGCGGCAACTGCTGGAATAACTGAGGTTGAATTTTCTCAACCTAATAATTCCATCATTACTTCTATCGATATCGTTTGTACATCTGCACCAACTTTAACAGGTGCTGGTGACATTGGTTTCAAAGTTGGAACTGCAACAGGCGGAGCGCAATTAGTTGCGGCTGTGACTGATGCTATATTAGATGGAGGAACAACTGTTCCTGCAGGAGCTGGTTACAATTTAACGTTGATCAATACAACAGGTACATCAACAAAAACTGTTTCTCCAGCGGCTAACGTTTCAGGGGCAGCAAGAAGTATATTCTGCCAAATTTCAAATACTGTAAACGCATCAGCAAGCGGTAACATGAGATTTATTATAAACGTACAACAGTTTTAATAGATTAATTATCTTGGTGGGAAAATTTGAGACATTGTTGAAGATGATCTTGATACCCACCGAGACCAAAAATAAAAGGAGAAAATATGTATCAAGCTGATATAGCGAACACAAACGTAACTACTGAGAATAAAACTGTTGTTGCAGGAAGAGCGAGAGCTTATGGCGTTGTATTAAATACAACAGGAGCTTCAGGAGACTTTCATTTAAAAGATGGCGGATCTTCAGGAACTGTAAAATTTAAATACAAAACTACAGGCACAGCTACAACTACGCTACCAATTGTTATTAATTTTCCACAACCAATTCTGTTTACTTCAGATTTGACAGTGGCGTTTGTAACGGAACATGTAACTGTTTGCTCTATATTTCATAGTGGCGGAAATAATACGTAGGAGGCTAAATTATGCCAAATACTACTTCAGGCACTAATGTTTTTGAGAAAACATTTTATATAGATGAGATAATTGAAGAGTCTTATAATCGAATAGGACAATTCGATATGAGCGGTTATAATTTAAAAACTGCTCGAAGATCTCTTAATATTCTATTTTCTGAATGGGGAAATAGAGGTCTTCATTATTGGGAAGTGGCAAATACAAATATCACTTTGGTAAATGGAACTAGCGAATATGTTTTGTTTAGATCCACGGGCGATGGTAACTCAAACGGTGTAACTACTACCTTATCCGCAGCCATTACTACTACATCACAAACCACAGGAATTACATTAGCTTCAAAAACAGGAATGCCAACTTCAGGTACAATTAATGTTGGTTCTGAAAATATTAGTTACACAGGATTTAATAGTTTAGAATTAACAGGAGTTGCAAGAGGAGCCAACGGAACAACAGCTGCCACTCACAGTAACGGAGCAGCCGTTACTAATTTTGTAAATGGCGCTGCTGAAATTTTAGAAATGTCTTATAGAAATGCATCTAATGTTGATGCACCTTTAGAAAAAATATCTAGATCTCAATATCAGGCCCTATCTAATAAAACTTCAACAGGTCAACCATCACAATATTATATTCAAAGATTAATAGATAGAATTATAATTAGATTATATTTAACACCTAGTAATACTGAAAATGGAAATGTAATTAATTTTTGGTATGAACAAAGAATACAAGATTCAGGTGCTTACACTAATGCAACAAACGTCCCTTATAGATTCGTTCCATGTATGTGTGCAGGATTAGCTTATTATTTAAGTTTAAAATATGCACCAGAAAAAACACAAAACTTAAAACTATTGTATGAGGATGAGTTGAGTAGAGCTTTGGAAGAAGATGGTTCGTCTACAAGTACGTACATTTCTCCTAAAACTTACTACCCAACAACTTAATTATGAGTAATTTATCAAAAGGAAAATACGCATTATTTATTTCTGATAGATCAGGATTAGCTTTTCCTTATCGAGAAATGGTAAGAGAATGGAATGGTGCTAGAGTTCATACTTCTGAGTTTGAACCTAAACAACCACAATTAGATCCTAAACCTTACACAGCAGATCCTCAAGGTTTACCTCATCCAAGACCTGCAAGAGTAGAACCTCCAACTGTAGATTTTTTAAACGATGATCCTTTCACAACTATTGGATCTTCAACTTTAGTTACTGTAGCTCAAACAAACAGCACAATGTTAACAGATGATGCTGTAAGATTTCAAGCAGTTAAAAGTCCTGTCGGAGGAGTTACAACAAACACCTTACAATTAGGAACAACATTAAACGGAGATATTACAACAACAGCTAATACAATAATTTTAAATGACGCTTCTATTTTTCCAACTTCAGGATTTGTGGTGATTGAAAAAGTTCATGCTCAAGACGGTACAATTGATGCCGGAAGAATTGAAGATGAAACTGTTCAGTACACAGGAGTTTCAGGAAACAGTTTAACAGGCTGTGTTAGAGGGACAGCTGCTCCGTTTAGAGGAAAAACTCCACCAAACACGACAGCTAGAACTCATTCAAGTGGAGCTAAAGTTTTTGGAAGCTATAAAATAACAATGATTGAGACTTCTATTCCTTACACAGGACAGCCATCAACTTTACCTAGAACCAATAGTTTTACTTTCAATTTAAAATCTAATGCAATATCAACAGAAACGGGAGGCGGTCTTGAAGTTTTGGTAGGACCTGTTAATGTAAGAGCATGACATACGATGAATTAAAAACAAAAATTAGAGACTACACAGAAGTAGACAGTAATGTTTTTACTGATACTATTATAAATGGTTTCATTGAAGATGCTGAATTTAGACTACTTAGAGAAGTTGATTCTGATAATAATAGATTTTATGCTACAGCTACTTTGACTGTAAATCAGAGATATGTTCAAACTCCCGATGATCTTTTAATAGTTAGATCTGCTCAAATTGTTGATGCAACAGGTGTAGGAGCAGGCACGGAAAGAGACTTCCTAGACTACAGAGATACCAATTTTATGGCAGAATATAACAAATCTGATGCTACAGGAGTTCCTAAATACTACAGCTATTGGGATGAAAACCATTTAGTTTTTGCTCCGGTCCCTAATGCTACTTACACAATTCAATTAAATTATATCTTGAAACCACAAGGATTATCTAGTACAAATGCTACTACATACCTAAGTCAAAAATTTCCCAACGGCTTATTGTATGCTTGCCTGGTAGAGGCATATGGATTTTTGAAAGGTCCACTTGACATGCTCCAACATTATGATAAAAAATACGTTGAAGCAGTTAAAGGATTCTCAATCGAGCAAATGGGAAGACGAAGACGAGATGAATATCAAAGTGGTGTTCCTCGAATTGGAAAACAATAAGGAGTTTTATGGCAATAACACAAGCAGTATGTAGCAGTTTTAAAAAAGAACTTTTAGATGGAGATCATAGTTTTTCACAATCAGGTGGAGACACTTTTAAACTAGCACTTTACACATCTTCAGCAACTTTAAATGCAAACACAGCAACCTACACAACAACGCAAGAAGTTGGTGCTTCAGGCACTTACGCAGCAGGCGGTAAAGCATTAGTTAACACTGGAACTTCAGTGGCTTCAGCAGTAGCGATAACTGATTTTGCTGATTTATCTTTCACGGGTGCAACTATTACAGCAAGAGGTGCATTAATCTACAACACAACTATGGGGTCAGGTTCTAATACAACAGACGCTGTAGTAGTTTTAGATTTTGGTAGCGATAAAACTGCAACTTCAGGAACTTTTACAATTCAGTTCCCAGCATTCACAACAGCAGCAGCGATATTAAGAATATCCGGATAATAGGAGAAACCTCCTATGGCGGATAAAACTTACACAGTCACAGTCGCAACTGGAAATCGTTATCCGTCCGGTTCAGGCACCGGAAGCGTTTATTTTTTAGACGGTGTTCGTGATTTAGATATTACGTGGACACAAGGTGCTACTTTAAAATTTAATCAAGACGATGCCACAAACGATGGCCATCCATTATTATTTACTACCGATTCATCAAATCCTAACTCTGGAAGAATAGAAACAGGAGTTGTTTATAATTTAGATGGATCATCTGTTCCTTATTCTTCTTACGCTAGTGGATCTTTTAATTCAGCAACAACTCGATATGTAGAAATTACACCTGCAAGCGCAACTGATTTTTATTATTATTGTTTTTATCATGGCATCGGCATGGGAGGAGAAGTTGATATTGTTAATGATGGATGGTCATCTTTAAGTTGGAGTACGGGTAGTTGGGGTGATCAAGATAACGCTACACCTCAAGTAACAGGATTTCCATTAACTTCAAATTTAGCTAGTGTAACTATAGACGCAACCGTAGAAGAAGGTTGGAGTAGAAGATTTTGGGGATCTGATCAATGGGGCGCAGCTACAAACACTGATGCATTTCCAAGTGGCATAGGTATGTCAGCTTCATTAGGAAGTGTAACTATTTCATCTCAAATAAATAAAGGTTGGGGTAGATTTGGTTGGAACGAAGCATCTTGGGGTAGTTTTGGAACTGCTCTAGCAACAGGTATAGGAATGTCCGCAAGCCTTGGATCTGTATCCATTACAACTCAAGTTAATACTGGTTGGGGAAGAAAAACTTGGGGAGCAGAAGGTTGGAATACTAACGAAACAGAATTAAATGTAAATGTAACAGGTCAAGCCTTATCAGCAAGTTTAGGATCTGTAGCCACAACGACAGAAGTAAATATTGGTTGGGGTAGAACAGAATGGGGAGCTCAAGCATGGGGGTCTCCAAACGAAGCTGCAGCAATTACTGGATTTGGTTTATCAGCTTCTTTAGGTTCAGTATCTATAACAAGTGAAGTTAATACTGGTTGGGGTAGACAACAATGGGGAAGATTAGGTTGGGGTATACCTGGAACACTAGTCACTGGAAGTTTTGATTTAACTGCTAATCTTGGTTCAGTATCTGTAACAGCAGAAGTTAACACTGGTTGGGGCAGACAAACTTGGGGTCAAGGTTTATGGAATAATGACGGAAACGATAAAGCTGATTTAGTAGGATTTGGATTAACTTCAACTGTTGCTGATGTAGGAGTATCTACTGAAATTAACGTAGGTTGGGGAAGATCTACATGGGGTGCTTTAGACTGGGGTGGAATATCTGATTCTATACAAGTAGCACCTTCAGGAATAGGACTAACAGCGACTCTTGCAAGTGTTGTAGCTACACCAAATACTATTGCATCTCCTTCAGGAATAGCCTTGACAAGTGCACTTGGTAGTGTAAGTTTAACTGGAACGGGGACAGTAAGTTTAACAGGAAATAACTTGACAACGTCTACTGGATCGCTTAATGCTTTAATCTGGGAAACCGTCAATACCGGCACAACCGCTACTTGGAAAGAGGTTGACACCGCAGCTTAAATTTAATAAAAATAACAAATCGGAGTAAATAATTATGGCGAATTCAACATCAAGTTTTTTAAAACTTACAGTTCAAGCAACCGGTGAAAACTCGGGAACGTGGGGACAAATTACAAATACAAACTTATTAATCGTAGAACAAGCAATTGCTGGTTATGAAGCAGTAGCTCTTAATGCTACAACAGGTGCAACATTAACAGTTTCAAATGGTGCGGTTTCCAATGGAAAAAATGCAGTATTACAATTAACTGGAACTATTACAACAAACGTTAACGTAGTTGTTCCTGTAGTAGAAAAAGTTTACATAGTAGACAATGCCACTTCAGGCGCTTATTCAGTAACAGTCAAAACATCTTCAGGATCTGGAGTAGTATGGGCTGCAGCTGACAAAGGCACGAAGATGGTTTATGGTGATGGTACGAACATTGTGGACACAGCTTTCACAGAATTATCTTCTGACTTCTCACCACAACTTTCAGCGGACCTAGACACTAATGGTCAAAATATTATTATTGATAATACAAAATCAATTAATGATGAAAACGGAAATGAGCAAGTTAAATTTGCTACAACAGGTTCAGCTGTAAATGAAGTCTCAGTAACTAATGCTGCTTCAAGTAATGGACCAATTCTTTCATCTACTGGTGGTGACACAAACATTGATTTAAATTTAAATCCTAAAGGATCAGGGGTTCTTAAATCAGCAACAGCTGCAATTAAAATTGCTGGTAAAGAAACTATATGGATACCAGCTACTGCAATGTACGGACCTACAACTAATCCTGCAGATGTAGCTTTAGTAGAAACAACAGCTACAAGACCAGATTTAAATGTATTTGATTTTGATGCTAGTACAAAACAATATACACAATTTACAATAGGAATGCCGAAATCATGGAATGAAGGAACATTAACTTATCAAGTTTATTGGTCTCCTTCTACTACAAACACAGGAAATGCTATTTTTGGTTTACAAGGTGTAGCGTGTGCAGATAGTGATACTATTGATGTTGCATACGGAACAGCTATCAACGTTACAGATGCTGGTATCGGCACAGTAAAAGACCAACAAATTTCAGATGAAAGTAGTGCTATGACCGTTGCAGGTTCCCCTGCAGCAGGTGAGCAATCTTACTTTCAATTTTTTAGAGACGCAGCAGATGGTAGCGATACTTTTACAGGAGAATGTAGAGTTTTGGGTATTAAATTATTCTTTACTACTGACGCGGCTAACGACGCATAAGGAGAATAAAACATGTTTGGATATCAAGTACTAGGTTTTGGTGCAGGATCAGGAAAAAAATTATACAACGTTAGGTATTTAGTTATAGCTGCCGGCGGAGGCGGAGGCGGTGGACCCGGATCTGCAACTTCAGGCGGTGGCGGAGCAGGCGGATACCGTACATTAGCTTGTAAAACTTTTGAAGTTGAAGCTTGTGAATCTTACACTGTAACAGTTGGTGCTACACCAGGTGCTACATCAGCAGGTAGCAATAGCGCTTTTTCTTGTATAGCATCTACAGGCGGAGGAGTTGGTGGTAACCCAGGAGGTACTAACACTCCACAAAACGGAGGATCAGGAGCAGGTCCAGGCGGAACTGGAAATGCTGGAGGATACTCTCCTCCTGAAGGAAACCCAGCGCCCGGCGGTGGCGGAGGCGGAGCTGGAGGACCTGGCTCAGGAACTACAGGCGGACCCGGAGCTGTATCAAATATTGAAGGTTCTTGTACAACTTACGCTGGAGGTGGCGGAGGTGGTGCAAATGGTGCAAATGGTGGACCAGGAGGCGGCGGCCGATCTGTTCACAGTAGTAACCCAGCAATCAACGGCTCAAACGGCTTAGGTGGCGGCGGAGGAGGTCATATGGGCCCTCCAGGACCACACGCAGGCGGCTTAGGTGGATCAGGAAGAGTTGTTATTAGAAGACTTACAGCTTCTTCTTGTACAACATCAGGATCAGTAACAACAAGTGGGGCAGATACTATTCACACTTTTAACTCATCAGGGACATACGTAGCATAATGGCAATTCATAGTTTCGCAAAATTAGATGATAACAATTTAGTTCTTACAACGCTTGCTGTAGATGATGCTGATTGTAACAATGGTGATGAAGCCACTGGAATTTCTTTTTTAACAAATCTTACAGGTTGGTCTAAATGGAAGCTTATCGATCCAGCACAAAAAGGAATTGCGATTGGTGGAACTTTTGATGAATCTGATGGAGATTTTAAACCAAATAAACCAGGTGATGATTATGTTTGGAATAGTGAGTATAAAATTTGGAGATATCCAGACGATATAGCAGCGGGTAAATTACCCGAATAAAAATTCTTTTTAAAAAAGAACATATGAAAGAAAAAGTTTTAGAAAAAAAGATAGCTTACACAGGTGAAGTTACTTTTCCTAATAAGGATAGATTTCCAAGAGAGGTTATAGCTGGCTCAGTATTAGAAAGTTTTTATCTAACTAATAAAAGAAGAAATAATAATCCAACAGATAGTAGATATGAAGACTATTCTGTTCGTCACTCTATAGAAAAAACAGCTTTAAATACTTACTTTATTGATTATTTAGTTGCGTTGTACAAATATAATGCGGTGCCAACAGAGTCGTGGGGTAATTATTTAATGCCTAATGAAAGAACACAAACAAGAAATAATTTTCAATACAAAGATTTAAGTTACATACCTTCTTGTCAAGCGATCTATGGAGCATCAATTGAAAACAGTATTGATGTTGTTTTAGAAATAACTCCATACAAAAAACATATTTTTAAATTAAAAAATAACGATTACGTTATTTTTGATGCGGACATCAATTATCACATAGGTAAAAACAATTCACACAAACCTGCTATATTACTAACTACTTTGTTTGCAGAGTCAAATGACATAGGACAGTTCCTGTAAGATGTATTATAAATTTCCTTATTGGTATTGGAACAACGGAGTTGATGATAAATGGATAAACAAACTTCATAAAGTAGCTAAAAAACAAAAACTAAGAGAAGCAAAAGTAGGTGATAAACTAGAAGTAGATCCTAAGATGCGAGACACTAATATAGCTTTTCTTGATGAGCCTTGGATTCATCAAACACTTCATTCTTTTTTAACTAAAGCAAACGAGAAAGCAGGTTGGAACTTTGAGTGGTTTCGAACAGAACAAGTACAATACACGGAATATCTTTTAAATCAATTTTATGATTATCATGTAGATAGCCATGTTATCCCAACTAAAAATAAAAGACAAAGAAAATTGTCCGCTGTAATTTCTTTAAATGATTCGTCAGAATATACAGGAGGCGAATTTAAGATGATGATAAGTCCACAAGAAGTTAGAGAGATACCTGAATTAAAAAAGAAAGGAACTGTTATTGTTTTTCCTTCTACTATGTGGCACAAAGTAGAACCTGTTACTAAAGGTAAAAGATATAGTTTAGTGGCATGGGCAGAGGGTTTTGATTTTAGATAATGAAAATCATACCTAATTTTTTAGAGCCTAACATCTTCAAAAAAATTAAAGAGACTATTTTTTCTGATCAGTTTCCCTTTTATTATAGTGATCAAACCGGCTCATTAAGTGATGATTCTGATTTTATGTTTACGCATAAATTTTTTTCTGAGAACAGCCAACAGAGTGGTTATTTCAGTAATATTCTCATGCCTATACTAGGTAAATTAAATTTTAATTATTTGTTACGTGCTAAATTAAATTTTTATACAAGAAAAAATAAATTTGTTTATACAGAAATGCATAGAGACTTTGACGAACCTCATACAGTTGCTTTGTATTCATTAAATAAAAACAATGGCTTTACTTATTTTGAAGACACTAAAGAGAAAATACCATCGGTTGAAAATCAATTACTTTTATTTGATGGTCTTAGAAGGCATTGTAGTGTATCACAAACAGACACTAAGATTAGAGCAAACATAAATATTAATTTAAGATAACATGGAATCGTTTATATACTCGGAACAAATATCAGAAACGATGTGTGATAAGTTAGTAAAATTTTATAAAGATAACCCTGATAGATATGTTCCTGATAAATACTGTAAAGGAAAAACTTCTAGTGAAATTATCTTAACTAGAAAAGATAGTATATACAAAGAATATAACAATCATTTAAACAAAGTTTTACAAAGTTATTTAAAAACATATAAGCATGCTAACTACACTGTTAGATTTGAAATATGTCCAACTATAAAAATTCAATATTATAAACCCGGCGATGGTTTTCCTGTTTATCATTTTGAAAATGATGGACAAGACGAATGTATAACAAGGCATTTAGTTTTTATGACTTACTTAAATACTGTGGAAAATGCAGGAACTGAATTTAAATATCAAAAACTTAAAGTCAAAGCTCTTAAAGGTAAAACAGTTATTTGGCCTGCAGCGTGGACACATACACACAAAGGCATTGTTAATAACAAAAAAGAAAAAATAATTATTACTGGGTGGTTTAATTTTGTATAACACAATACAAGCACCTAATTTTTTTGATAAGCCATTAGAACTCATTAAGTATTCTAAAACCCTTAAATTTTATGAAAGTGACAAAACAAAAGATGATCAAAAATGGCCCGGTGTTAGAACAAAATCTATACATTCGTTAAACCCTGATTTATTTTCATTTGTTATTAAGAAGGTTTTAAGTTATTATTATGATATGAAAGAATTAGAAGGAGCTGATATTATAGCTAGAGTTTATTTTCATAAATCAGATAAAAAAACATCTGTTGGTTTTAATAAAACTAATACTATTCACACAGATGAAAAGAATGTATTGGCTGGTTTAATTTATTTAAATAAAGGTAATGATATAAATACAGGAACAACACTGTACGATAAAGACAATAACGAAACTGCTATTTTTTCAAATTGCTTTAATACTATGATCTGTTATGATGCGCAAAAAAATCATGGTCCAACTTCGTTAGACTGTGCTAGATTAACTGTCCCCTTTTTTATAGAAAGGATAACTAAAAAATGAGTGATTTATATAATTCAATTTTATTTCCAACACCTGTATGGGATGTTCAGGACCCATCATTTGTAAAACCATTAATTAAAACTACTGATCCTTATATTAAAGAAGCTAAAGCAAGGAACAAAGAATCTAGCAAAATTAGGGACAAAGATTTAAAAACTAAATTAGGAGATTTTGGTTTATCTCACCACTCTACTAAATTATACGATGACCCACGATTTGAAGGTTTTATTAATCTTATTATGGCTACAAGTAATAATTTTTTAAAGGCACAAGGGTTTGATTTAAGTGCATACAAATTAAAATTAAATGAGTTATGGGTTCAAGAGTTTGGATCTAAAGGCGGACATCATTCTTCTCACATGCATTATAATCAACACGTATCTGGATTTTATTTTTTAAAGTGTTCAGATAAAACATCTTATCCTATATTTCATGATCCGAGACCTGGCGCTCTTATGACTAAGCTACCTTTAGAACAGAGCAAAGAAATAAAGATGGGGTCCTCTTCAATTAATTTTAAAATTCAACCAGGAACTTTTATATTCTTTCCTGGTTACTTAACACATGAGTTTCCTATAGATTTAGGAATAGATCCTTTTAGATTTATTCATTTTAATGTTCAAGCGGTGCATTCAGATATTACAAAATGAGTTGGCAATATGACTATTGGTATGTAGAAAATTATTATTCTGCAAAAGAAAGAAAAAAGATTTCAGAATATATTGAAAACAACCATACAGATATAGAAAAACCTGATGCAGTTGCTATGGACAAAAACAATGCATCTAAAAAGAAAGCAAATACTCTTCTCATTGAATGGGGAAAAATTAAAAACATGTTAGGTAATTTAGAATCAAGCGTACACTCTTACAATCAACATAACTTTGGATATCTTTTATCTCCATTTAATAATCTAAGTAAATGTTTATTAAACGTATACGATAGTAAAAAGAAAAGCGAATATGGGTGGCATTATGATGCCTCAAGATCTGATATTTATGATGTCAAGCTGACGGTTCTAGTTAATCTATCTGATAAGTATACGGGTGGAAAATTTTGTATATTTAATGGTGAGGAACATGTTGTAGAAGAATTTAAACCCGGCACGTTATTGCTGTTTAAATCTTATATTAACCACAAAGTAACTCCTGTGTTGAGTGGCGTAAGGAAAACATTAACTCTACTTGCTACAGGACCTAAATTAAGATGAGTTTTAAAAAAAACAAATATCAAGTTGTAAAAAATGTTGTTTCAAAAGAAACAGCAGAACTTGCTTTTAATTATTTAAAGATGAGAGAGGCCGCAGAAAAAAAGCTACGTTATTACGGTATCGCTACAAAATGGTTTGGTATTTTTGATGATCCACAAGTTCCCAACTCTTATGCTATTTACGGAGATTATTTAATGGAGACATTATTAATAAATACTTTACCTTTTATAGAAAAGAAAACTTCAACAAAATTAGTTCCAACGTATGCGTACACAAGACTATATAAAAAAGGAAATATTTTACATAGGCATAAAGATAGAGTTAGCTGTGAAATATCTTCTACAATGAATCTTGGTGGTGATGATTGGCCTATTTATATTAATTCAAAAGAAAACATAGGTTTGCCAGAAGTTGATGGGGGTAAGAAAGGTATTACCGCATCTAGCAATGCAAAAGGCACCAAAGTAAATTTAAAACCTGGAGACATGTTATTATATCGAGGAGTAGATTTAGAACATTGGAGAGAGCCTTTTAAAGGTAAGTTATGTGGTCAAGTGTTCTTTCATTACAATGATAAAAATGGACCTTTTAAAACTAAAAATATGTTTGATGGTAGATCTGTTTTAGGATTACCACAAGACTATATAAATGTGAAATTATGATAATTGATACAGATAAATATATACAAGTATATTCTAATTGTTTTGATAAAGTTATTCTAAAAGAAACGATTAAAGAGTTACAGTCGTTAAAAACAATTAAGAAAAGCCCCTCTGAAAATATTAGTAATTCACATTGGGAATCTCATAGCTGGTATAATCCCACAGAAAAAACACTTGAGGCTCGTAAAGATGGAAAAGAATTAGAGTCAACCGGAAAGACAGTAAAACACCATGATGTTATTATGAAAGTATTATTTAATTATATTCTTAAATATGTACAAGATTTAAAGCATAAATCTTTTTATGGGTGGACAGGCTATACTCCAATCTTATTTCATAGATATAAAAAAGGAACTACCATGGCATCGCACATAGATCACATCACAAGTATTTTTGAAGACAAAAAAGGTGTTCCAGTTTTAAGTGTTGTGGGGCAACTAAATGACTCTTTTGAAGGAGGAGAATTTGTAGTATTAGATAAAACAATAAAGATGAAAGCAGGAGATTTATTAATCTTTCCTTCAAATTTTATATTTGAACATCAGGTAAAAAAAATAACTAAAGGAACTCGTTTAAGTTTTATAAGTTGGGTTTATTAAATGAAGATAGCAGTAATAGGAACAGGCACAGTTGGAGTAATGTCAGTTTTACATTTTTTAAAATATATAGAAAAGGCAGAAGTAACTTGCATATATAATCCTAAGAAAAAAATACTAGGCATTGGTGAAAGCAGCAATGTTAACTTACCCTCTTTGTTATGGGAAGCCGCTAACTATAATGTATTTATTGATTCTAAAGAACTAAGCTCAACTGTAAAGCTAGGCGTGCATTATAAAAATTGGAGAAAAAAAGATTTTATAAGTCCCATTCTGCCGACTCATTATGCGATGCATTTTGATAACTTTGCTTTGTCAGAAAAAATGTTTAGTAGAGCTAAAAAGATTTATGGAAAAAGATTTAAAATATTAAACAAAGATATTAAAGAATTAAAACAAAATGATAAAGAGGTTACCGTTTTATTTACAAAAGGTAAAAGCACTTATGACTATGTAATAGATTGTAGAGGTTATCCTGATGATTATTCTAACTACCATATGATTACTTCTCTTCCCATTAACAGAGCGTTTGTTAATCTTATTCCTGAACCAGGTACTTGGGATTATACTTATCACTATGCACATAAAAATGGTTGGATGTTTGGTATACCATTAACACACAGACAAGGATGGGGTTATTTATTTAATGACAACATAACTACAGAGCAGGAAGCAGTTGATGAGATTAACGAAATATTTAAATCAAATAAAACTAAAAAAGATTTAAGGGATTTTAATTTTAAACCATACAGAGTAAAAAGTTTTTTAAATAATAGAATTATTAAAAATGGAAACAGAGCAATATTTTATGAACCTATGGAAGCATTATCCGGTGTGTTTTATGATTTTGTTAATAAATGTTTTTTTGATTATATTCATAATGATATGGATCAAGAAACTTTGAATATACTTCTTGATGAGAGAGCAAAACAATATGAAAATTTTATAGCTTGGGTTTATAATCAAGGATCTATCCACAACACAAAGTTTTGGAAAAATGCAAATAAAATTACTACAGAGCATCTTACTAACAATCCTATATGGGAGAGAACAAAAAAACATTTAAATAAAACTCCGTATAAAGATGACTTGTTTCAAACATGGCCTTTTGGTAAAATATCATGGGACATATTATTAAAAGGATTTAATGCAAGTTTATAAAAATTTTATAGATCAAGTAAGGTTTGATGATTTAGTCGCCATAATGTCATCACCTCAATTTGCATGGTACTATAATCCTGTATTAGACAAAGAGGATTTAGATCCAAATGTTAAACAAAATTTTCAATTTACTCATACATTTTTTAATTTTAACAGAGTACAATCTGAGTATTTTGATTTGCTAACACCTATCTTTATAAAGATAAAACCTATTGCATTAGTAAGAGTTAAGGCTAACTTACTTCTTAATACCGATAAAATAGTTGAGCACGGTATGCATGTAGATTTTAAAAACCCCAAAGTTACAACAGGTATCTTTTATATAAATACTAACAATGGTTACACTAAATTTGAAAATGGTAAAAAAATTAAAAGCATTCAGAATCAATATATAGAGTTTGATTCACAGCTTAAACACACAGGTACAAGTTGCACTGATGCAGAAAAAAGACTTGTTATAAATTTTAATTATATTAAGTGACAATAGTAGAACGATTCTCCAAACACTTAACCGCTATAGAATATCCAAAAGAAAAAACTTCTTGGAACATAGCGGGCATAATAAAAGGACAAAATGCTTTTTACAGATTTGACGTTAGAGATATGTTTACATTACCTGATAAGGGACCTGTTCAAAGTGGGCATCTCAATTCACAAGCTCAAAAAATGGTTCTTGAAGGTAAAAAAGAATGGCTTATTTTAGATCTTGAAGAGCTTCATAAACATATACGCAGAGAAAAGAAGACCGAAGTATACATAAACGATTTGATCTCAGATCTAGAATGGACTATATTTTTGACAAAAAAATAGTATAGTGGGGAGATATGGCATTAAAAAAAGTAAAATTTCAACCAGGCTTTGATAAACAAGGAACTCCCGCTGCCGCTCCAGGTAAGTGGGTAGATGGAGACTTTGTTAGATTTAGATATGGCATCCCTGAAAAGACTGGGGGTTGGCAACAGTTAACCAATGATCAAAATACTTTGCCTGGTGTTGCGAGAGCTCAACACACATGGACATCTTTAGCTGGAGAGAAGTATGCAGCTATAGGAACGTCACAAGGTTTATTCTTATATTATGGTGGTGCTTTTTATGACATTTCACCTTTGGATTCAGCCATAGCGGGAACAGGAACTTTTACAACTTCAGCAGCAGCTGGTGCTACAGTAACCATTAATAAAACTGGACATGGCTTAGAAGCAGGAAGATACATTACTTTATCCTCTGTCTCTATGGGATCTAACACAACGTTGACAGCTGATGATTTTACTACTTACGCTTTTGAAGTTTTAACCACAGCAACTAATTCTTTTACTATTAGTCTAACTAACCCTGCAGCTGGTGTTACAACAACAGAGAACAATGGAACAGGAATGGCTGCGGGTGGATCTTGCACCATTAATCCTTACGCTGTTATTGGACCCACAACTCAAACTCTTGGTTATGGTTGGGGCACATATCTTTGGGGAAACTCTACATGGGGTACAGAACGAGCAACTTCTAATGTTATTTTAGAACCAGGTAATTGGTCGTTAGATAATTTTGGAGAAACTTTAGTAGCTACAATAGCTAACGGTAAATCTTTTACTTGGGATGCTGGAGCTACAAACGCTAGAACAATAAGAGCTGCTCTCATGACGGGAGCGCCTACAGCTTCACGATTAACCATTGTATCTGAAAAAGACAGACACTTATTTCATTTAGGAACAGAGACAACAATTGGAAATACTTCTACGCAAGATCCAATGTTTATTAGATTCTCTGATCAAGAGTCAACATCTGTATATCAACCAACAGCTATCAACACAGCAGGAACATTTCAATTAGATAAAGGAAACAAAATTGTAGCTGCGGTTCAAGGTAAGGATTATATTCTAATTTTAACAGATCAAGCAGCTTATGTTGCTCAATTTGTTGGACCCCCATTTACATTTAGTATTAGACAAGTAGGAACCAATTGTGGTTGTCTTGGACAACACGCTGTATCTTTTGCACAGGGCTCAGTATTTTGGATGGGTGTATCAGGAGGCTTTTTTCAATTCGACGGTACCGTTAAACAATTACCTTGTTTAGTTGAAGATTTTGTATTTACTACAGGTGATGGAAACTTGGGTTTAAACTTCAATGCTAGTGAAATTGTTTATTCAGGTCATAATAGTTTGTACACAGAAGTAAATTGGTTTTATCCAAAATCAGGATCTACACAAATTGATAGAATTGTTACTTATAATTATGGTGAAGCAAGTTGGTACACAGGATCTTTAGATCGAACAACATATCAAGATGCCGATGTTTTTACAGCACCTTATGCAACCGATTACATACCAAAAGATCAAAGCGGAACTAATGACCCGTCTGACGTTCCTTTATTTCCTATATCAGGAATTACTAATACTTATGGGTCTACCGTCTATTACGTCCACGATATAGGCACAGATCAAATTAACAGCACAGGTACAAGTGCCATTGCTGCGTTTATTAGATCCTCTGACTTTGATATTGATGACGGAGAATTTATAATGTCAATGAGAAGATTTATTCCTGACTATAAACAAATTGTAGGTAACTCAAAAATTTCATTGTTTATAAGTGACTTTCCTTCTGAGACTCAAACTGTTTCACCGTTAGGACCATTTACAATTACCAGTACTACAAAGAAAATAGATACTCGAGCAAGAGGAAGATTGCTTAGTGTAAAAATAGAAAATGAATCAGTGGGAGAGACTTGGAGATATGGATCTTTAAGACTTGATGCACAACCTGATGGTAGAAGATAGTGACTAAAATTACATCATATATACCAGAACCTACACCAGATTATAATCCACAAAATCAAAGACAAATTTTAGAATCCTTGACAACAATGAAGCAACAGCTTAATACTACATTCTTGAATGAACAAAAGGAAGAACTAGAAAGGTTTAATTTTTTCAATGGCTAATATTTATCTCAACGCTAAAAAAGATTTAACAGATACAAACCTTACAACTCTGTATACATGTCCCTCTAATTCTAGAGCTATTGTAAAATCTTTGTTAGTAACTGAAGATGCTAACTCAGGGACAGAAATTAATATTACATTGGTTGATTCTTCTGCAGCCATATTTAATATTGTTAAAGATAAAACTATATCAGCTAAAGCTACAGAACAAATTCTTACAGAACCATTAATTATGATGGAAGGTGAAATCCTAAAAGTTCAAGCAACTCAAGCAAATGAGTTATTTGCAATAGCGTCAATTTTAGAAATGAATAGAGATGACAACTAAGATAAAATGCGAAACTGTTTATACGTGGCGTAACACGAAAACAGGAGAAGTTTTTAAAGAAGAGAAAGCAGGACCCGATATTGTAAAAGACTGTACAGTAAAGGTAGATCCAAAAGGACTAGAAATAATACAGAAAGTAATGCAACAACAGAATGATAAACCAAAATCCTAAAGGTGGGACTGAACTACAATTAGAATACCTATCTAAATACGTTGATAAAGACTTATTAGACAAAGTACAGATTACAACATCTGTGCCTGAAAAGATTCCATTACATCCAACTAAACCGAATGTATTATGGCAAAAGAATTCTTGGGATCAGCCCAATATCTACCCCTGGTTTAATGATCCCAAGAATACCAACAAATACGATATGTACGTATTTAATTCTCATTGGAACTTAGAACAATTTCGTAAAGTATTTAAGATGCCTTTAGATAAATGTACTGTAATTAAAAATGGTATTGATGAAATACCTATGAGAAAACCTTATCAAAAAGGTGAGCCCATAAAGCTTATTCATCATTGCACTCCTTGGAGAGGACTATCTGTATTGCTTGGTGCTATGCAACTTGTAAAGAGTGATGTAACTCTAGATGTATATTCTAGCTGTGAAGTATATGGAAAAGAATTTGCTGAAAAGAATGATCCTCAGTATCAAGGTTTATATGATCAAGCTAAATTATTAAAGAATGTAAATTACATAGGATACAAACCTAATAGTTATATTAAAGAACATTTAAAAGATTATCATATGTTTGTTTACCCAAGTATCTGGGAAGAGACTTCTTGCATCTCGGCCATTGAATCTATGGCTGCGGGTCTTTACTGTGTGCTCACGGACTTCGGAGCTCTTTATGAAACTTGCGCTGAATATGCTTTGTACATTCCTTTTGATAATAACTACAAAGCTTTATCTCAAAAATTTGCTTACGCTATTGATGCGGTCGTACCAACACTATCCGACCCTTCCTTACATGAACATTTAATGTTACAATCAGAATACGCAAGAAAGTATTATGGTTGGTCTAAGCAAGCTGTCAACTGGAAACGAACATTGGAAGGATTACTAAATGCAAAATAATGAACCTATATGGTTTGGTGAAGGTGTAGAAACAATAGACCTAACGAAAAAATCTACGATGATAAACCCTAAATATAAAATTATGGTATGCACCCCTATGCATGGTGGAGCAAGTATTCATTATGTACAAGCTATGCTTAAATTTCAACAAGCCTGTATCATAAATAATATTGTAGTCAGCTTTACTTTACTTAAATCATCACTTGTTCAACAAGGAAGAAATTTATGTGTGGCTGATTTTATTGGCCATAAAGATAACTATACTCATCTTTTATTTATAGACTCAGATATTGATTTTCAACACAAGACTATTTTTACGATGTTGGAGAAAGACAAGGATATCGTAGCTTGTCCCTATCCTATGAAGTTTATAGATTGGGATAAGATGTTTAGAAAGCTTCAAAGACATGGGGCTAAAGATGCTGATTATATGTCTAAGTTAGGTTTTACTTTTCCAATTAAAATGAAAGATCCTAAGAAGTTTAATGTGGAAGAAGGATTAGTAGAAGTTACACACGCTCCCACAGGATGTATGCTAATTAAAAGAAGTGTTATTGAAAAGATGATAGAGGCTCATCCAGAATTAGAGATCTATCAACCTACGTTTATCAATGGTAAAGAAACCAAAAAACCTAATATGTATAATTTATTTGAGTGTTTACATGACCCTAAAACTAAAAGATATTTTGGAGAAGACTTTGGCTTTTGTCAAAGATGGTTGGAAATGGGCGGTAAAACTTATCTTTATGTGTTAGACTACATTACCCATGTAGGAGATCATCAGTATTGTGGTCGTTTTTGGGATGAACTAACGGGCCTCAAAACAGTTGACCCTGTTAAAAAAATCAAATAAAGTCTTATATTACAGGATTCTGCGCCTGCCTAACAATTAATTTAATGGAAATTATGGCTATATCAAGATCACAAATGCAAAGACAATTACAGAATCGGGGAGGTATTACTAACCTTTCACCGAGACAAAACTTTGGTTTAGGTAGTTCTCTTAAAAAATTTGCACGTAAAATTATACCTAACGAAGTTTCAAAAGTAGCCACGGCAGCAGCCCCCTTTGTTGCACCGTTTAATCCTGCATTAGCAGGAGCTATGGCAGGCATAGGATCTTTTGATCAAACAGGAAGTTTAAGTGATGCATTTAAATCAGGTGCGTTAACTTATGGAGGAGGACAAGCAGCTAGATATATTGGTGGTGCAGGTTTTCAAGGTAATCCTTTTGCATCAGGTGGTGCATTTACTCCAGCAGGTTTTACAGCAGGTTTTAGTTCACCAGTAGGAACTGATACTGGTTTAGGTAAATTATTTTCAAAACCTAATGCACCTATATCTGAAGTTCAACCTTTAGGTTATGAGGGTAGCGAAGTAGCTTTAACAAGTGGATCTCCAGTAGACTTAGGAGCAGACACCTTTACTGAGAACATGGTTTTTAAAGATAGTATAGTACCAACAAATTTAAATGACTATCAAGGCACAAAACAAGTTGTAGACTCAGTAAAAGAAAATGTGTTCCAAAGAATAATGAAAGATCCAAGTGTATCTAATATAGGTAGTGAAGCTTTGAACGCTGCTAAGAAAGCAGGTAAAGCTATCTTCTTTGATAAGGATGGTGATCTAGATAAAAATATTTTATTAGGCACGATTGCTTTTGCTGCTAGTTATGCAGAAGCAGCATCTATAGCTAATGAGGCAGGTGTAGATTTAACTGAGGCAGAATATGATGAAGCAAGAAAAGCAGAAAAACAAGAACAGTATGCAAGTGATTTACAAAACTTTTTTGGCGGAAGAAAAGATGGCGGTCGAATAGGATTTCAAAACGGTAGTTTAGATGTAGAAGCTTTAATGGAAAATATTAAAAAATATCCTGAGAAGGTAAATGAAATTACAGACTTTGAGGTTGGTATCTTTGAACCTAATGAGCCAACAGATTTAGGACCCTACCCAATGGATGATGAAACTCAAGAAGAAAAAGAAGCAGAGATGCAAAAAGAATTAGCAGGTGAATTTGGCCTATACGATATGATAGATTTGGAGAAACCATCCGGAGAGGAAAATACTCCTTCACAAAAAATTATAGATATGCAGATAGAGTCAATTGAAAATATGTTAGATGCAGGAAAAGATGATAGAGAAGAAATTATATTTACTACTGGAGCTTCACCAAATTTAGTAGACCTTGTAATAAAACGAAGAACTAAAGAAGCTGACGGTGGCAGAATAGGATTTAGCAACGGTACTCTTAATTTAGACTCAAAAGCAAAAAAACATCTTAGAATGGTTTTCAAACAAAAAGGCGCTAATCCAGATGGATTATCTTTTAACGAATGGGTTCCTTTAAATTTTGAATGGGCTTTAGGATTTAAAGACGGTGGCAGAATAGGTTTAAGAGAAGGAACTGGTAGTAAAAAGAAATATGGCACGGGTATCCTGTCAGGAGTAAAACAAATAGATCCTTTACAATCAGGTCTTAATGAATTGAAATCAGGCGGAGGAGGTATACCTATGTTAACCTTTAGTAGACTAGAAAAATCTTTCTTATTTAAAAATTTAGCTAAATTAGGTGGAGCAGATAGATCTTTTACAATGCCTCAACTATATAAAATATTAAGTAACCCAAGTAAATTTCCTAAAGATGCTGCAGCATTAAAAGCTTTTTTAAAAGTTAAAGGTTATCAAAAAGGTGGAGATGTAGGAACAGCACCTGAAGTACCTGTAAGAACAAATGCAGCTGGAGTTAAAGAATTAGATTATAGACAATCAGGTGGCTTTGTACCTGTAGGAGTTAAAGAAAAAGCAGATGATGTCCCAGCGATGTTATCTAAAAATGAGTTTGTTTTAACCGCTGATGCCGTTAGAGGTATAGGCGGAGGCAGTGTTGAAAAAGGCTCAGAAAAGTTATACAACGTAATGAAACAAGCAGAACAGGTAGGTAAAGCATAATGGCAACAACATACGAAACACTTAGTAGACGAGCACCCTTTTTAGAAGCAGCTCAAGAAGAATACATAGATTTATTAACCAAACAGGTAGGTAGAGCGCCTGGTACAACGGGTGTACCTACATTGTCTGAATTAGGTCCACAGATAGCAGGTCAGAATGTTTTAACTCAACAAGCCCAACAAGCGGCGGCCACACAAGCGGGTTTAGGTCAATTAACTTTTGGAACAGAGGGACAATTAACAGGAGCTGGCACAGGCACAGGTGTAGCCGGATTTCAACCTTTCTTAGATCAAGCAGCAGCTTATTCAGGACCAACAGCTTACCAAGCTTTTATGTCTCCGTATCAACAACAAGTTCTTGATACAACATTAGCAGAGTTTGATGTCCAGGCAGCAAAAGGTATACCAGCAATTCAAGCTCAAGCGATTGGTGCTGGAGCCTTTGGTGGTGGACGAGAAGGAGTTGCATTAGCTGAGTATCAAGCAGGTTCAGATAGAAACAGAGCAGCATTACAAGCTCAATTATTACAACAAGGATTTTCACAAGCTAACCAATTAGCAGGTCAAGCTTTTGCACAACAAAGAGGATTAGCATCTTTACAACCATCTTTAATTGCAGCTAACGTTCAACAATTAGGTGCAGCAGGTACAGGCGGATTAGCTTACAACCAAGCATTATTAGATGCTCAACAGCAACAAGCGCAGTTAGCTTATCAAGAACCTATCAATAGATTAAATGTTTTAGGTTCAGGGTTAGCCTCTCAAGCTGGCGGTGTGCCAATCTCAACTCAAACTGTACAACAAGGTGGTGCAGCTGGAGGTGGACCATTATCACAAGCTCTTTCAACAGGCTTACAAGCTTATGGTTTAGGAACAATATTTGGAGGTAAATAATGATTTTTAAAAGACCCTCTTTTAGACGCGGTGGTAATTCAGGCATAGCTTCTATAGGTGGTGGAACTATTCGAGGAAACCCTATGGGAAGTAGAACAGGTTTTGCTTTTCCTGGAATGGAATACTACGGTGAAAAACCTACTATAAGAACAAATCTACCTCTATCAACTCCTTTTGGAAATTTTATGAGAGGAGCTGTTTCTTATGGTGCACCCATAGCAGCTCAGGCAGGCCTAGCCTATCTTAACAGACCTAAAACTACTAAAGCATTAAAATATATGAAAGAAATGAGTGGAAAAGGTATAATGGATGAAACATCTGCATTAGATTATGAAGATTATGCAAAAACACTTCTTGAAAAAGAAAAAGAAGGAGATCCAATTAGTTTTACTGATGCTTTCTTTTTAGATCCTGAAACAGGAACCTATCCTAAAATATTAGGAAGAACTAAAGATATAAAAAAGCGTGCAGAAATAGAAAAACAAAAGAAAATAAAAGAAGAACTAGATAAACCTTCAATGTCAGGAGATCCCACTCAGTTTACAGGTGAGGATAAACTTACTGATTTTGAAGCAATAAAAGCGGCTCAAGGACCTGAAAAATCTGAAATAGATATTACTGAAGAAAGTTCTATTACTTTAGATCCTAAAGCAGAAATTGAAAAAGAAGCAAAATTTTTAAAAGAACTATTACAAAATGAAAGTCTTACAAGAGGAGAGAACGCTTTAATAATAGCAGAAGCTATTAAAGGAGGCGGTTCATTAAGTGAGAAAATATCTAAAGCTGCAGATCTAGCTTTACCAACTATTAAAAGAAGAGATAAACAAGATAAGGCAATTACTTTAAAAGCTTATGAAAACTTTAAACGAAAAGAATTAGAACAGACTAAGGCAAATAAACCAACTCCCGAAATGCGAAACATTAGAACAATTGCTGAAGCTAGAAAAAGACAAAACAATGATAAGAGACCATTAACTGTTATTATGGATGAGGTAATTATTGAACAACAAGGCGGTAAAGAAGGAACTAAAATAGTAACAGCTGCAGCCAAAGAGATCATAGATGTAACAAGCAGCATTGATAAGCAAAGAGGTTTATTAGCAGTTGAACAAGGTAAGAAAAAACCTAACGCAGATAGAATTAAAAAAATAGAAGAAAATATTAGAAAACTTCAAAAAGAACTAGGGAGATATGCTACGTTTGAAGGTTTTGATAAAATATACAGAGGTTATAGAAAAGAATATTTAGCTGATGGTGGTAGAGTAAATAGAGCAAACGGTTCACCAATAGAAGGAGAAACGATGGAGGTAGCAGAAACAATTGCTAATACACCAGGTGCTCCTACTCCTGAAAAACAAGTTCTTAAGTTGTCTTACGCTGAGTTAAGAAATAAATTACCAAAAGAAATAACAGATGATGTTGTTGAGCTATTAGCAAACAGCACGGAGGCATTACAAGACTTTGCTTACATTACAACACAAGATGATGTAGGTAACTTTAATATTAAATATGGAGTCAACTTAGTCATTCCTCCAACAACCGCATAGGAGAAACATGGCTTTTGAATCATTTAAAGGCTTCAGTCAAAATCAAGTAGAACAGCCACGAGGCTCAGACGTTGGCTTTACAGATTATCTTATAGATCTTCCTGTTGGCGCAGTTGCAGGTTTAAGTCAAGCTGTACAAGGTTTGGTATCTTTAGGTGCAATGCCTATTGATTATCTTGCTGATACAGATCTTCTTACGAAAATAAATGAAGTCTTTGATACAATTACTCCTGATACTAAAACAGCTGTCGGAGATATCACATCAGTTATTGCACAGTTTGGTATTCCGTTTGGTGCAGCCGTAAAGATAGCAGGCGGTATTACAAAATTAAAAGGTATAAGCACCATGACTCAATTAGGTTCTTTACCTACCAAAGCAGCTAAGGGAGCAGAGCTTGTAAAGAGAGCCGGTTACTTTGGAACAATAGGTGGTCTTACTGATTTTGCTGTATCAACACCCGATAAACTTGGAACACTTTCAGACTTAACAGGTCTTACACAACGAACAGATCTATCAGGATTAAGTGGTAGAGACAGAGCAGTTGAAACATTAAAAGGAAAATTAAAATTTGGTGCTGAAGGTGCATTGATTGGAGGTGCTGTTCCTTTATTACCAACAGCAGCAGCTATTGGATTTAAATATGGTATTATACCTGGCGCAAAAGTTGTAGGTACAGTAGGTGGTAAAGCATTAGAGTATGTAGTAGATAAACCTTTAACATTAGCTATTAACACTATTGTAGGTAAAAACGAAAAAAGTATTTTACAACAGTCATTAATTAAATCAGGATCACTTCTTAAAAAAGGCGCAGAGAAAGCAGGACTGGCAGGTGATTGGAGACACAGACCTATAGAGAGTGGTGCTATATCTCTTGTTAAAAGAAATTTAACTAGATTGGCAGATCAATTTAAATCAGCTAGAGGATTAACAGGTGAATTAAAATCTGTGCAAGACTCAGCAATAACTAAAGTAGCTGGTCAAGAAAAAACTTTAAAAAATATTGCGGGTCAAATAGAAGATGTGCAAAGAAATATTGTTAAAGATTTTAAAATTAAATTTGATAGCGGTGAATCTATTTTAAAACTACAAGTAGAAAATAGTAAAATAAAAGATTTTATCTTAGCTTCCGGTAAAGCTGCAGATGACATATTAGAAACCATTCCTAAAGAAGCAAGAGCAAACGCAAAAAAACTAAAAGAAATTATTATAAAAACAAACGACAAATATAAAATTTTTGGTGCAGATCTTAAGAAGATGGCTATGTTAGATTATGATAGCTATACAAAACAAAGGTTTGGTGCTTTTAATAATAAAAAATTTAGATTTAATCCTTTATTAGAAAACAAAACATTTGATTTTTTTAAAACACAAATGAAAAAGAATCCTGAAGTTATGGCACCTTTAATTAAAGCTGCGGGAGGTAATGCAAAACAATTAGATACACTATTAAGTCAACAGGCTAAAAATAAATTACTTAATTTTAAAAGCACTGTTATTCAAGATAATTTAAATCCTGCCACTATATTTAATTATATAGCTAAAGCTTCTGACGTAGATCCTAAAGCTGTAATGGGAGGAACAGAAACTGTTCCTGATGTAATTAAAAAAATATTATCTGTTGAAGAAGGTAGAACAGCAGGCGAGTTAATTAAAAAAGGAGCTAAAGATGCTTCGGGTAAATTAATTACGAAAGATGTTGAAACTTTTAATTCTTTAGGTGCAGGTCTTGATGTTGTTTTAAATCAAAGTAAACAAATGTATGGTAAGGCTGCGTTTGATGATTACATTAAAACAGGTTTAAATACAGTAGCCAATCCAAGAGGATTAATACACACAGCAGAATCAATCGCTAGATTAAATTTAAGAGATGGTCCAGGTAATATGGTCAATCTTAAGAACATAGCGGCTAGAGAAAAATTACCTGACGCTGTTACAACAAGTGAAATATTTAATGGTAATTACTTTGCAGCACCTGAGATAGCAAATGCTTTAGTAGGAGCAAAAGAAATTACAAGTAGTTTATACAGCGTACCTTTTTACAAATCATTTATGGCATTAAAAGCAGGAGCACAGATCTCTAAAACTATTTTATCTCCAATGACACAGATAAGAAACTTTACAACAGCTTCTATGTTTCCACTTGCAAACGGTCTTATTGGAGGTCGAATAGGATTTAAAGATGCATGGGGTTTAACAATTGGAGATATCTTTCAAGGTGCAAAATCTACTCCTGAAAAAATAGCAAAGATTGAAAGACTTATTGAGCGTGGAGTTATTGATCAAAACATAAACGTCCAAGAGATGAGAAGAGTTTTAGAAGCAACTAAAGATGGAAAAATAAGTTTTAATAAAATGATGAACACACCTGTCATGCAAAAACTTACAGACATCTATCAAGGTGCTGATAACTTTTGGAAAATATACACAGATAACTTTTATCAAGGCAGTTTAAAATCTGCTTTTGGTGATCCTGAAGCTATAATCACAGGAGCAAAAGCAGGAACTCAAGCAGCTAAAAATGCAGATACATTTTTTAAAAACTATGATGATTGGTTTCAAACAATAGCGGGTAGAAAATTAGATAGAGTTAATCCTTTATCGGGTTTACCAAAAACACCAAAAGAAATAGCTGAAGAAGCATCTGCTTATTTAGTTACCAACACTGTACCAACTTATAGTAAAGTACCATTAATTATTGAAAACGTTAGAAACTTACCACTAGGTAACTTCGTAGCGTTTCCTGCTGAGATATTAAGAACAACATCAAATATTGTGTCGATAGGTGCAAGAGAACTTACAAGCACAAATCCTTTTATTCGACAAATGGGTGCAAGAAGATTAGTTGGTGTGTCTTCAGTTTTAGGAGGCATTGGCTACACAACTAAAAAAGGTGCGCAATATTTAACAGGAGTAGACGATGATACTATGGATTCTTTTCAAAGATCTTTTGCTCCACCGTATCAAAAAAACTCAACGTTAATACCTATGTCATCGCCAGATGAAAATGGTAAATTTAAATATTATAATTTTTCATACTCTAATCCTTATGACACTTTAGTTGCGCCTGCGAACGCCGTGTTAGCAGCTTTTAGTGAAGGAAGATTAAAAAAAGATAATGTAACTTCTATTGTTATGGATGCTTTGTTCGGCGGTGCTATAGATCCTAATAAGAGAAAAGGTGCTATCACAGAATTTTTACAACCCTTCATTACAGAGTCTATTGGTACCGAGAGAGCATTTGACGTAACTGTAAGAGGGGGTAGAGACTCCAGAGGTAAAGTAATTTACTATCCACAAGATGGTGCTGATGTAATTATTGCAAAATCATTAAATCATATTTTAGGTGGTTTATCTCCAGGTGCGGTAACATCTTCTGCAAGAATATGGGATGGTGCTACAGGAAGATTTAGTGACTATGGAACTCAAAAAGACATGAGTGATGAAGTTGTGGCTTTATTCTCAGGAGTTAGAGTTGAAGAAGCAAAACCTTTAGCAAGTGTTCCTTTCATTCTTACATCATACAATAAAGATAAAAGTAATATGAGAAGTAAATTTTCAAGAAAAGCATATTCTGCTAGAACTTCACCTGAAGAAAAACTAGGAGCTTACTCACAATATGTTGTAGAGAGTTATGACTCTCAAAATAGAATGTTTCAAACAATTCAAGATGCACAAAGTTTAGGTATTGGTGAGAGGGAATTAAAACAATTATTTGAAAAAAGATTAACTAAAACAGAAATAAAAGCATTATTTAGAGGTGAGTTTAAACCACCAACTTATAGTAAAGATGCATTTAATTCTACAGTTGAAAGACTTGAAGTTGATAGCCCACTTGAGGCTGGAAAAATAGACGAACAAAATGATATAGTTATGGATATTTTTAATGATGTACAAAAAGATCTTAAAAAATTTAGTCTAGGTTTACCTTTAGAATCTATACAAAGTGAGCTTGATGAAATATTAACTCCAGGTGTAGAAGAAACAAGAGATCTTAGAAGTGATTTAGTTGCACCAACAACAGGTATCGAACAAGTTGCTGAGTTACCTCCCCCTCCACAAATAGGAGCACCGGTAAATCAACAAGTGGCTGCCGCAGGTAACAGTGTAGGCAATCAATTTAATTTATTTGCTAATAACCCTAACGCGAGAATATTATTTCCATTTGGATAGATTATGATTAAACCAATACAAGGATTAGAAGAGATATATCAAAGTAAATTTTTTTCTCCTGTGAGAACAGGAGTAAATTTCATTGGTAAAAATTTAACAGGTTTACCTTTGGTGGGAACAATAGCATCAGGTATAGGATCTATGTTTCAACCCATGTCTCCAAGAGATCAACTTATGCAATCACAATTTTCTGTCGGTGCTAATCCACAATTAGTTCAAACATACGGAGATAATCGTATAGGAGGTTCATCAATTCAAGATCCTTACGGTATTAATACAGTTTCTTTTGCAGGAAATTATCCAGTTTATGCAGCTGATAAAGTTGCACAGCTAGCAGCCAAAGGAAACCTAACACCATTTCAACAACAAAAATTAGATTTCTATCAAAACGTTATTGATGAAGAATCAGCAAGAATAGATAGAGATTATCCAGGCGGAACAACATTTGATTTCGCTGATTATGAACAAGACACAGGAGGAGATGTAGGAGGAGCTTCAACAGCATCAACAGCAGGAGATGCACCAGGATATGAAGGCCCTTCACCTTTTTAATTATGAAAACAAATGCATTACAAAAAATAGAGGATCATGAAAAACTCTGCAGAATTATGCAGAAGCAAACTCATGACAAGATTCATAAATTAGAAAATCAAATTACTAGAGTAGAAAGAATATTATTGGTATCTATGGGAGCAGTCATTACAGGTATGGGTGGTGTTATTTTAGTTCTCTTACAAAAACTTTAAATCCAATCTTTTAATTCTTCACCCATAATTTGATTAGCAATATTTATTTTTTTACGTAAAGCTTTTACAATTCTTTCATCAACAGTCTTTTCACAAATAATATCTACATAAGTCATTTTTCTTTTTTGGCCTATACGATTAATTCTAGCTTCTGATTGTGTTCTTTTCTCAAGATCATAACCATTAGAATAATAAACCATAGTGTCAGCTTCGGTTAATGTAATACCATAACCACCCGTTTGAGGTGTTCCAATAATAAATCTAACTTCGCTTTTGGGATCTTGAATTTGTTTTATAGCTTTTTGTCTATCGTCTGTAGACGTATCACCATAGTAAGTAACATAAGACTTATCCCCAAATGTTTTTTTAACGTGTTTAACTATTGTTGCTATATCGTTCCTCCAATGTGCCCATATTACAACTTTACCCTGTGCTTCGTTTAACACATCAATCAAAGCGTTGACTCGATCATTTTTAATCTCAGTAACTTTTCCTGTGTCAGATTTAAAATGTCCACATGTAATTTGTTGTAGACGCATTAGCTGTACCAATGCTGTGGCCGTACTCATCGTTTCTCCATCTTGAATAGCCAAAGCCATTCTTTTCATCTGATCATATAATTTTTGTTGTTCAGGTGTAAGCTGTATAATTCTTTTTTGATAAGTATAAGCAGGCAGATCTAAACAATCTTCTTTTAATACACGATAAGAAAAAGGTTTAATTTTCTCTGATAGTTCTTCTAGGTTTTTATACCCCACTACAATCTGTACGGATCGTCCACCAAAATTAGCTGTAGCCATTTTGGCGTAACGGGTTCTAAACGTGTAGTAAGATGAATGGCCTAACAACCAAGGATCAAGGAACTCACATTGTTTATATAAATCTAATGGTGATTTAGTTACAGGAGATCCTGTAAGTATTCTTCTATACTTAGACATCTCACCAAGCTTTACAATATTTTTAGTTCTCTTCGCATCAGGGTTTTTAATAGTAGTTGATTCATCTATAGCCATTAATGTGCTGTGAGAGTTCAAAAATTTTTCTGCAAACTCTACACCTTTTGATGTACTAAAAGCTTCTACATTCATAATTAAAATGTGCAGATCTTCACCTGTTTTAAATAAGCTATTTAATAATAATTTTTGTTTTTGGCTTTGAGTTGCTTTCCATAGCACTGTATTATTTTCTATGTGATCAGGTAAATGAGTTGGTATCTCACTATCAAACCAATTTTTATACACACCTTTTGGTGCTATTAACAAGGCTCCGTTGATCTTACCTTTATCATAAAGCATAGCAATATTATCAAGAAGTACCTTAGATTTACCGGTACCCATTTCCATAAAGTACGCGAATACCTCTTTATTCCAAGACATTTCTAATGCCTCAAGCTGATGCCCATAAGGCTTTGTTTTAAATCTATAATTCATTTTTCTTTCTTGCAATGTCTTACAATAATTATTATAACTAGTCAAGAAAGGTTATGGAATGTTAGGATCTATAAACACACCTATAAACAAAGGTGTATCTTCAGTAGTCTATGTAATACAAGAACTACCTGGAACTAGAATGGGAGCTCCAAAATTCAATATTATGGGGGCAAGCAGGTATGGTAATATAGTAACACTATTACCTGAGAACTCACAGATTATATTATCACCAGGCCCATTAATTTATAAATTAAGAAAATTATTAAAAGACTATAAATCCACAGACTATTTATTATTGACAGGAGATCCTGCAATTATAGGTGCAGCGTGTTCTATAGTTTCTGATCTTACAAATGGTAGATTCAATCTATTAAAATGGGATAGACAAGAAAAAATGTACTATCCAATAGAAATCAATCTATACGAGAAAGGTGAGATTGAAGAAAAATCTTGACATAGGATATTAATCCATTATATATAACCCTATGAAAGGAGAAAATAAAAATGATAAATCTCGAGGAAGACAAGTTAGAGTCGTTAGCAAATGTTAATGACGCTAAATCTTTATCTGCGCAATGTGTAAAACTTCAGGCAACTGAAACAGATCTCAAAGCTGCAGAAGAACAAGTCAAAAAACTAAAAAAAGAGGTAGACCATTTATCTGGTGAAGTCATCCCAACGATGATGCAAGAGATGAATTTATCTACTTTAAAATTAGCAGACGGTTCCGCTGTTGAAGTGAAACCCGTCTACGGTGCTTCTATTCCTATTGCAAAAAAGGAAGAGGCATTTAACTGGCTTCGTAGTAATGGCCTAGGGGACCTTATTAAAAATGAGGTAACCGTTTCCTTCGGTCGTAACGAAGATAACAAGGCGGCAGAATATGCTGACCTTGCACAAGGTCAAGGGTATCAACCTGTCCAGAAATTAAAGGTTGAACCTATGACACTTAAAGCATTGGTTAGGGAGCGTATCGAAGCTGGACAAGATATGCCCTCTGACCTATTTAACGTGTTCGCAGGAAACAGAACAAAAATAACAAGGAAATAAGAAAAATGAGCAAAGAACAGCTAATGAAAAAGACTAGTGCAGGTGCACTAGCCGTATCTAACCTAGAGGCAGATGCGAATATGGGAATGGGAAACATAACTCAAGAAGATCTTGCGTTACCATTTCTTAAGATCCTTGGACAACTTTCACCGGAAGTTAACAAACGAGACGGTAAGTATGTCGAAGGGGCAACACCTGGCATGATCTACAATACAGTTACAGGTGATTTGTTTGATGGTGAGAAAGGTATTCAAGTAATACCTTGTTACTACAAACTAGAGTATGTTGAATGGAAAGACAGAGGTAAGGATGGATCGGGAGCTCCGGTGAACATTTATCCTTCTTCAAGTGATATACTTTCAAAAACAACTAGGGGTGGGGACTTCAAAGATAGATTACCAAACGGTAATTATATTGAGAAGACTGCACAACATTTTGTTATTGTTAGTGGAGACTCTCCAGCAACAGCGTTGATCGCTATGAAATCTACTCAGTTAAAAACTAGTAGAACTTGGAATAGTATGATTCAACAAATTAAGCTGAAAGGTAAAGATGGAAAACTCTTTACTCCAGCTGCGTTTAGTCATCAATATCATTTAAAAACTGTGCAACAGTCTAACGACAAAGGCACATGGTTTGGATGGTCCGTAAGTAAAATTGGAACTGTGCAAGATGGTGCTCTTTATTC